TGTTGCTTACAATAGCAATCCAGCCAGCCTCGACAATATCGAGCAACTTATAACAAGTGTTGTAGCCGTCATCCCAGCAGGGTATGAGGTTTCAGCAGTAGATCGACCAACAGTGACAACAGTGGGTGCTAGTAACTTACTGGTCGCAGACATTCGCGTTGCCACATGGTATACGCAGACAGCCTAAGGAGAACAAGTGCCAACAACAGTAATCACAGGGCGCGACCTGATCCTGACCATCGCTACAGTAAATTACGATGCTCAGACCACTAGCGTTTCACTAACAAACGAAGCAACTATCGATGTCTATCAGACACTAGATGGCAAGGCTTACAAGCACACAGACGATCAATGGACACTCGATGTCGCGTTGCTATCTGACTGGGGTGTAGCTTCATCACTATGCGAAGCAATGTGGACCGCATGTGAGACAGCACCAAACACAACATTGGCAGTATCATTGACAGCAACTACAGGTGCAGTATTTACCTGTAACGTGTTGCCAGTATTCCCATCAGTCGGTGGAGAAGCACCAGGCGCACAGACACAAACTTGGTCATTCACAGTCGTGGGTGTCCCAACAGAGACATTCAGCTAACATCTAACTAACGGGAGCAAAGATGCAACAGACATACATAATTAAATACAGCACAGGCGATGAGCAGACACTAACTGCCTATCCACCAGACTTCGCAAAATGGGAACGAGCGACATCAAAGTCGATTGCTCAATTTGAGGGAATCTGGGATCTGTTATTCGTAGCCCATAGCGCGTATAAGAGAGAAGCAGCAGGCAAGCCAACCAAGCCTCTTGAGATTTGGATGGAGTCGGTAATCGATTTCGATCGAGTAGCTGATAGCCCAAAAGCCATAGCAGAGGAAGCGTAAGCCGCCTCTTAGTAGAACTAGCAATAGCCACAGCAATACCGATGAGCGAATGGAAAGATGCCAGCGATATTCTGACAGCGATTGAAGTATTGGAGGAACGCAATGGCAAGTGAGGCAGTCACTTACGACCGCAAAGAATTGCGTAATCTAATCGGAGCGTTTAAGGCTATGTCCGAGGAAGCAGTGATCCAGGCTAAAAGGGAATCATCTGCATTGGCAGAGTTCGCAGCTGACAAGATTAAGCAGGCAGCGGCTACCCGACAAGTTTCGGGTGTTGCTGCTCGCCGTATTGCAGACGGTGTAAGAATCTCCAAGTCATCAAAGATTGGTGAGTTCACTTACGGCTTTGCTTCTCAGCGATTCTCAGGTGGAGCAACCACTCGAGATCTATGGGCTGGTATGGAGTTTGGTTCTAATCGCTTTAAGCAGTTCCCAAACCGTACACCAGTCTCAGGCAGAGGCAACGCAGGCTATTTCATCTATCCAACATTGCGAGCGATCCAGCCACAGCTGATCCAGCAATGGGAAGAAGCATTCGGCAAGATTCTAAAGGAGTATAACTAATGGCAGGAAGTAGAACGCTCAAGTTATCCATCCTTGCAGATGTAGATGATTTACGTAAGAAGTTAGGGCAGAGCTCTACAGAGGTTCAGACTTTCGGAGATAAGGTTTCCAAGTTCGGCAAGTTGGCAGGTGCAGCATTCTTAGCCGCTGGAGTCGCTGCCGGTGCTTATGCTTCTAAGTTGGCAATCGATGGAGTCAAGGCTGCAATCGAAGATGAAGCTGCTCAGGTCAAACTAGCAGGAGCCTTAGAGCGAGCCACAGGCGCGACTAATAAACAGATCAAAGCCACAGAAGAACAGATCCTAAAGTTATCTTTAGCCACAGGTGTCTCAGACAATAATCTTCGTCCAGCATTAAGCCGTCTAGCGGTAGCAACAGGCGATGTCAATAAAGCACAGGATTTACTAACAACTGCTTTGGATATTTCAGCACAGACTGGTAAGCCACTGGAGGCAGTATCTAATGCCCTAGGCAAGGCATACGAGGGCAACACAACAGCATTGGGTAAGTTAGGCATTGGACTCAGTGCAGCAGAACTAAAGACCATGTCATTCGAGCAGGTGCAAGGGCAACTCACCGATCTATTCGGTGGAGCAGCAGCAGCTAACGCTGAGACTTATGAAGGTCGCATCGCTCGCTTACGTGTTGCATTTGATGAAGGCAAGGAAGCAATCGGAGCAAGGCTCCTACCAATCATTGAGGATCTAGTCAATCTTGTTGTAAATAAGGTCATTCCTAATCTTGGCAAGTTTGCTGAGTTCTTTAAGCCAATTACAGATGCAATCGTCCGTAACAAAGAGACATTCCAAGACTTTGGCAGATTCCTAGTTGATTATGTAGTGCCAGTCCTAGTAGTGACTTTAGGCGGAGCACTCAAGGTAGTTGGCAAGATCGCCGGTGGAATTATTGACATCATCGCCAATGTAATCTCTGGCATCACTAGAGCAGTTCAGGTTGCTATCAATGCAATCAATACAGTTATTAAGGCTTACAACGCAATCCCTATTCTGCCCAACATTGGCACAATCGGTTCAAGTGCTCCATCTGTCCCAAGCAAGGTGCCAGCATCAGGGGCGGATGCAGCTCGTGCAGGGGCTATTAACATCACAGTCAATGGAGCAGTGGACTCAGCTTCTACTGCTCGACAGATCGCTGGAATCTTAAAAAATGAAGCCAATACAAGTGGATCATTCTCCACACTCGGATTGAGTACATTCGGCTAATGACATGGAATCCTAATTGCACAGTCACAGTCGATGGGGTTGATTATAGCTCTAAGACTATAAACTCAGTTTCAATCACTTATGGCAGAACTTCCTACTGGGAGCAATCTCGCACAGGGTATTCAACTGTAGAGATCGTGAACTGGGATGATTCAGATTACGCATTTGAGATCAATGATTCTGTAGTTATCACTGTGGACAATGCTTCGGCTACTGCTCGCACAGTCTTTACTGGCAAGGTCACAAACATTGCCTCTCGCATGGTTGCAGTAGGTGCAGTTGAAGAAGTGGCGGTCATCACACTTACTGCTGTTGGTCCATTTGCTGCAATGTCTCGAAAGATTATTGGTACAGCTGCTTATCCTAAAGAACTTGATTCAGCCCGAATGAGCAGAATCTTTACAGATGCTGGAGTCACAGTCGATGTAGTCGATACTCCTGGCATTTACGAGTTCACAGATGTGGCGGCCAATCCTCTCGATGCTTACGCCTCAGCTGCTAAATATGCTTCGATGGCTAACGGGTACATTTACGAGACAGCAAGTGGCGAAGTTGGTTTTGCCAATGAGTCACGCAGATCTATTGAAGTCACAACTAATGGTTACCTAGACATTCCCGAAGATTACATTCTTTGGAGATCGGTATCTTCTGCCAAAAGCCTTGGGGATATCCTTAACGAGATTCGCTTATCCTATAAAGCCAACGCTGTAGTCACAGCCTCAGATGCCACCTCACAGGGGCTCTATGGGCTTCTAGGGGCTCAGATAAGCACTGAGTTACATAATCTGTCAGAGGCTCAAGAACTGGCCGACAAGTACATTGCATTGCGTAGAGTGCCACGCTTAAATATGAGTGCATTCACAATTCAATTAGATTCACCTAATGTCTCATCTGCCGACCTTGACGAGCTTCTACAGATCACAATGGACAAAGGCATCTCCATCACAGGACTACCAGTCCCATTGGTGCCAACTAATTACTACGGATTCGTAGAAGGTTGGATTCTTCAAGTTTCACGCAATCAAGCTGTGATCTCATTGACTACCAGCGAATCTTCATATTCCATTCAGCCTACACGCTGGCAGGATGTTTCAGCCTCTCTTGCATGGAATGCGGTTGGGGCTACGGTACAATGGGCTACATACGACTAGGAGTAAAGAATGGCAAGCACAACTAACTTTGGCTGGAGCACTCCAGACGATACAGCATTGGTCAAGAACGGGGCATCGGCGATCCGTACTCTTGGTTCATCTGCTGACACAACCGTTCAAGACCAAGTCATCGCCGCATTGATGGGAGCCTACTAATGGCAAATACACCTAAAGCATTATTTCGTGGCGCAGCTACAACTACAACCACGACAACCCTTTACACAGTACCAGCGAGTACAACAGCAATCATTACTAATATTGCTATCACCAATACTTCTAGCAGCAACTACACATTTACCATGGCTTTGGATGATGTGGCTATCCATACAGCAACATCGATCTTGGGTAATTCAACTGTCTATATTGACTGCAAGCAGGTATTAGCCACAACAAAGACAATCAAGGGTGGGGCATCTAATATAGCTGTGACCTTCCACATCTCAGGGATGGAGATTGCGTAATGGGTGCTTCGGTAATTCCAGCAACCGGTGCCGGATCAGATAACTGGACATTGATTTCATCGGTGACTCCGACTAGCGGTGCTAGTTCTGTTTCGTTTACTTCTATAAGTGGATATAAAAAACTTTTAGTCAGAGTTACAAAGCCTCAAACTGCTGCAGCCAGTAGTTTTAATTTGAGATTTAATTCTGACTCAGCAGCCAATTATTCATATTCTTCCATTAGCACTTATACACAAAGCGGAACTGCTTTTCCAAGTTCGACCGTTGCAACAGATGCCACTTCTATCTCGCTTGGATCTTCTTCTCAAGGTGCTAATGTTTCATCTTTTATTTTAATAAATGAAACAAATACTGCTGGTGTTAAAACTTTTTTAGGTGGAACCTCTTGGAGTGAAAGCGGCATTGGACTTGCAGGTACTCCGAATCTAAATGGGCAATACTACGCCTCAGCACAGATCAGCACAGTTACGCTGTCAATATCAAGCACATTCACAGCTAGCGGCAAAGTTGAACTTTACGGAGTGTTATCATGACAAAAAAATCAAAGCGTTTTGGTGTGGAAGTTAATGTGGAAACAGGTGAAGTGACTCAGGTCGAATTGCCAGAGGTAATTGATGAAGCCGCGCCTGAGTAAGTCTGCGATCCAATTTCGTAATCAAGTAGATGATTCCTACCCAGATAGAGATAGAACTTCCGATGGGTGGATCGGTGATACAAAGCACTCTGCTCGCAAGTCTGATCACAATCCAGATGCTCAAGGATGGGTACGCGCCATCGATGTGGATGCTGATCTCGACAGGGCAAAAGGGACTTCCGTATATCTTGCAGATCAGATTCGAGAACATGCGAAGTCCAGTAAGCGAATCACTTATATTATCCACATGGGCAAAATCTGCTCACGCAAATCCCTTTGGCGATGGGTTAAATACACAGGCATCAACGCCCACAATCACCACATCCATATCTCGTTTTCAGAAGCTGCGGATGAAGATTCGAAGTTTTTTAACATCCCGATGCTAGGAGGCTCCAATGGCTAGAGTCACAATCAGTTCTAACAATCTCTTTCCTGGTCCTCGTGGAGCACAAGGTCCAGCAGGTCCAGAAGGCGGTCCAGCAGGTCCAACAGGTCCTCAAGGACCACAGGGCAATGTCGGTCCACAAGGTCCTCAAGGCATTCAAGGTCCAGCAGGTCCTACAGGTGCAGGTGGTGCACAAGGTCCTAAGGGCGATACTGGCAACAAGGGCGATAAGGGTGACACAGGCGCAGGAGTAGTTGCAGGCGGTACTACTGGACAAGCGTTGCTCAAGATCGATGGCACAGATTACAACACACAATGGACAACAATCCCATTACTGACAACTGCAAATACCTTTACAGGTGGCGTTCAACAGATCACTACTGCAAGTGCTGCAACTAAAGGATTGATAATTAGAGGCACAGCATCTCAAACTGCCAATCTTTTTGAGGCACAAGATTCAAGCGGCAATCTTTTGCACAATCTAAGCCCAACACAGTTAGTTTTAACAAACAGTACTGCCGCTGCTGGCGATCGTGGTCTCTTAATTAGACAATCTTTTGCATCAATCGGCGGTGCAACAGGGACATTCCAAAAGAGCAGAGGTTCAAGCACCAGTCCTACTGTTGTCGTTAGCGGAGACATCATAGGAGCGATGGCTTTTTCTTCTTACAATGGCTCTGCATACACAAGTGACACTACTCTTATAGGAGCAAGTGTTTCGGGAGTGAGTGGTTCTAACATTTCACAGAGTGTCTTTATTACTACTGGAACAAGCCCAACTGGTAATTACAATCCAAACTTATTAGTGCATCATAGTGGTGGAGTTGGGATTGGAGGATCTTTTGGTAGCATCATTGGAACATTGACTGCTCCAACTGCTGCCCTTCAAGTGAACTCTATCGCTACTGGTACTCCTGTACTTATTGCTCGTGGCGCAGCCTCTCAGACTGCCAATCTCCAAGAGTGGCAAAACAGCGGTGGTACGGTTCTTGCAAAGGTCTCAAGCACTGGCGCAGGCACATTTACTGGCATTGCATCTACGAGTACTAACGACCTTGCAGGTACAACTTATATGGCAGGAATTGCCGCTCGTTCTGATTTTGGTAGCGCCATACTCACTTTTCAATCTGGAAGGGTTTTGGCTATTACTGCCGCTACAACTTTAACTTCACAGGCTGCCGCTTCTGTCGGTTTGATCGTCAAAGGTGCAGCTTCTCAAACTGCCAATCTACAACAGTGGCAGAACAGTGCTGGAACGGTGCTTGCAAAAATAGATAGTGCTGGCAATCTTGTATTCACTCAGGCAGGAGCAAACATAACAACGCCTGCATCTGGAAGATTAAATATTGGTGGAGCAGTTTATGGATCCACAGCTTTTGGCACTATCAGCGTAATTGGAGACAATGGCGGTTATGCAATAGATGCTAGAGGAAATGCAGCAAGTGGTTCTACTGGTGGAAGAGTGCGTCCTGGAAATGCGGCCAATGTTGGTTTAATTATTGCTGGTGAAAGTTCACAAACGGCAGATTTACAAAGTTGGCGTTCATCAACAGCCCTGCTGACTTCTATCACCGCTGCTGGAACAATCAATTTCCAATCTGGCAACACATCTGCAACGGCTAACACAGGTGCGGTTGCTTTACCTGCCTTGGCTGTAGGATTCATCACCATGCAAGTTGCAGGAACAACCGTCAAAGTACCTTACTACGCTAACTAGGAGCAATTATGGACTACTCAGCACTACTAACTAACGATCAGAAGAAGTCAATCTTGGAGCAGCGCATCGCGCAGTTCGCATCTGAGGCTTACCAACACTCAATTAATAAGCAGGTAGCAGGAGACAACGCAGAAGCAGTAGAAGCTGCTGATGCTGCTCTAGCAATCCTTGACAATGCAATCAAGATCCACCAAGAAGAACTAGCCAAACTAGGAGAGTAAATGGAAGCCATAATCTATGCAACCCTTGGTCTAATCGCCATCCCTGTACTACGTCAAGCGATTAAATCTTATCGAGCTAAGAAGGCTATTGCCGAAATCTTGGTCGATTCTATTGAGGCTGCAGTTGATACTGTAGAAAAGAAGAAGTGACACAAGCAGACTTCTTCACTCTCTACCTTGCTACCTTGGCAATCCTCGGTGGCTTGTCTGGCTTTGTAATCACTCATCTCATGTCTGAAATCAAACGCCTTAATGGGCGTGTCGATGAGATCTACAATTTGCTTCTAGAGCGATAATTCTGCTATGGCAAGAAAAGCAACTAAGGATCTTGTAGAGCAAGATTACTCAGCTCTTGATGCGTATTGCATTGGCATGTATGAGTTTGCTCAATCCTTGAAACGAGCAGGCTTTGATGAGGAAACTATCCTTGGAATCATCATAGAACGATCTGCCTATCCTGCATGGATCTTGCCAGATCCAATCGAGCCAGAACGGTTCGGTGATTACGAAGATGAGGACGAT